TTTAAAGCTCGTCACGCAAAAAATATTGCAAAAGGTAAGATGTCCGCTGCATACTGGGCTGACAAAGTAAAGTGGTAATTGGAGATTATAGCTATGACAATTTATGAAAAACACGGAATTTGGTATTTATTAAATCCCCCTCATGACTTACTCATGTTTTCTAGTGAGGCAGAAGCAAGAACCGCAGCGGGTGTGGATACAATTATGGAAGAAGAATATGACAACGATTAAGCTAGTAGATTCACGGGGGGCATCTATACTTGTAAAAAATGGCTCTAGTCCTGTAGAGTCGTCTATGCTAAGTATCATTACAATTGTTCAACATTGCCAAAGACTGGAAGATATGCTAAAGACTAAGGTACCTGCGGATGCCTCCTTGCCCACTTGGTGGACGAGTGAAATAGCCTTAGCGGAACAAGCAATTATAAAAGTTACTAACTATTTGGCAGCAGACATTCAGTTAGAGGGTGCAGTAGAAGACTCTTCACAAAATGCTGGATTTTCAGACTCCAACACAGATATTCATTTTACTCAATAAATTATGGCTATAGACGGATTAACTAAAAAAATAATGGCAACAGGTCAGATAGTAAGTTCTGACCGTTATCCTATTAGTCTTCTAGCTACTAGTGAAGGTAACTTAGTTACTAAAGAAAATGCTATACCAGTAAATATATCTGCTAGTAGTACTAGTACTGGGGCAGATGCGTTTGGACGATTAAGAACTTCTGAAACTCGGAGTCTTTTTGAGTCTTTTCATCGCTTTAGGGACAATGGTCTGTGGGTAGAAAAGATTACAGGTACTGCATCCTCAACCTTTAGTCCTAATGAAGGGCTAGTACTCTTAGACGTAGGAACAGCAGTAAATGATGAGATAATAAGAGAGACTATTAAAGTATTCTCTTATCATCCAGGTAAATCTCTTTTACTTATGAAGTCTTTTGTACTGGCCCCTGCAAAAAATAATTTACGTCAGAGAATAGGACTTTTTGGCGAAAAAAATGGCTTTTACATAGAACAGGAAAATACCTCTCTATCCATAGTAAAACGTACCTATACCTCTGGAAGTGTCGAAAATATAAAAATTCCTCAAGAAGATTGGAATTATGACAAAATGGATGGAACCGGTCCGTCAGGCATATTATTAGATTCATCTAAAGCTCAGATTATGTGGATGGACATGGAGTGGCTTGGCGTTGGTACTGTACGGGTAGGCTTTATCATTGATGGAGCTTTATATTTATGTCATAGCTTTCATCATGCAAATATAATTAACAGTACTTATACTACAACCGCGTGCTTACCTTTAAGACAGGAAATTACAAACATTGGAGAAACCATTTCCAACAGCACAGCAAAACAAATTTGTTCTACAGTGTCCTCAGAAGGAGGATATTCATTAACAGGCAAACAAAGTGTTTTAAGTACTCCTATTACTAGTCCTAGAATTACTGGTGCCGCGGGTGTGTACTTTCCTGTAGCTAGTATAAGACTAAAAAGTACAGATGATAACTTAGACGCCATAGTTATTTTAACCTCAATTGCTCTGATGGGTGGGGGTAACTTACATAACTATAGCTGGAAAATATTATCAAATTCCACAACTACAGATGGTGAATGGCTATCCCTAGGGCCAGATAGCCTTGTAGAATATAATAGTACTGGAACTTTAGTAACAGGTGGAAATACTCTTAGTAGTGGCTTTTTCTCTAGCTCTCAGCAATCGAATCAGACTATATACTTATCAGATTCACTATTTAAATTTCAGCTAGAAAGAAATAGCTTTACATCAACACCTTATGAGATATGCTTAGTTGTTGTTGGAGGTAGTAATAATCAGCCTGTATTTGGTACATTAGAGTGGGAAGAAATTACTAGGTAGAAAAGATACTTGAAAAAGTACATATATTATTTAAATGGCTAAAACACTTGAAAATGGCTCTGAATATGCTAAATATGATGCAGATACTAACGGTACTGTAACTGATGAAGAATTAAAGCAAGTAGAAGAAATTATGAGAATAGAGCATGAGCGTAATCTTATGGAGAATCAAGATAAGCGTGAAGATGCTCAACGTAATATGGCGTGGTTCGCACTTACAGGAATGTTATTATACCCAGTATGCGTAGTCATTGCAGATCTTATAGGGTTAGAGGAAGCATCCTATATATTAGGGGATATGGCTGCAACATACTTTGTATCTGTGGCAGCTATTGTTGCAGCTTTCTATGGCTCGCAGGCTTACAGCACTAAAATTAATAAGGATTAAAATGGCAATAACTACAAGCAGAATGGACATTGTGTCAGATAGAGTACTAGATTTTTCCTCTGAGTCAAGGTTTATAAAAATACCTATAGAGCCATATTTAGAGTTATTAAAGCTACTACCTCTACCTTCGCAGATAGCGCTAATAAATGCAATTAATAACCCTAAATATAGATTTATAACAGGAGCCTTATCTCGTAGGCAAGGCAAGACTTATATTGCAAATGTGATAGGACAACTAATATCTTTAGTACCTAACTCTAATGTTCTTATTATGTCCCCTAATTACGCACTATCTCAAATTTCTTTTGATTTACAAAGAAGTCTTATTAAACATTTTGATTTAGAAGTATTACGAGACAATGCAAAAGATAAAGTAATAGAATTAGCTAATCATTCTACTATTCGTATGGGGTCTGTAAATCAGGTAGACTCATCAGTAGGACGATCCTATGACTTAATTATATTTGATGAAGCAGGGTTAACAGATGGAGAGGAAGCATTTAATGTGTCTCTTCGACCCACGTTAGATAAACCTAATTCTAAGGCATTATTTATATCTACTCCTCGTGGCAGAACTAATTGGTTTGCAAAATTCTACGAAAGAGGGTTCAGTTCTGAGTTTCCTCAGTGGGCCAGTATTAAGGCTACTTATAAAGATAATCCTCGTATGAGTGAATCAGATATTGAAGAAGCTCGTAGTACTATGAGTATGGCAGAATTTAGTCAAGAATATGAAGCTGACTTTAATATTTACGAAGGACAGATATGGAAGTTTGATGCAGAGAAGTGTGTGGCTGATCTCTCTTGTATAGACACCAGTAGAATGGATGTTTTCGCAGGCCTAGACGTAGGATATAGAGACCCTACAGCTTTTTGTGTAATAGGGTATGATTGGGATGCACAGAAATTTTATATATTAGATGAGTACTATAACTCAGAAAAAACTACAGAAAAGCACGCTGAGGAAATTCAAGCTCTTATTACAAAATGGAACATTGATTTTATTTATATTGACTCAGCTGCACAGCAAACAAGATTTGACTTAGCCCAAATATATGACATTAGCACTATTAATGCTAAGAAATCAGTTAATGATGGCATAGCGCATGTAGCTTCTATTGTAGATAATGATATGCTATTTGTAGGGCAAAACTGCGTTGAGACCTTGGCAAGTTTAGATAACTACCAGTGGGACCCTAATCCTAACCTATTAAAAGAGAAACCCAAACATAATAAAGCTTCACACATGGCAGATGCTATTCGATACGCTCTATATTCTTTCCAAACAGGGCAGGGATCCTTCTAGTTAGTAGGTTAGAAAAATAGTATTTGACATAGTATCTTAAGTTAGCTATAATTCTGGTATTAGTAAAATGGATTTAAAACGTGATCTTGTAAAATATGTAAGAGATAAAGCAAAATCAGGATATAAAAAGTGTACTGAATGCTATATTTGTGGCAGTAATGATAAACTAGACTTTCATCATTTCTGTAGCTTAAGCCCTTTATTACATAAGTGGGTAAAGGCAAATAAAGTTCTTCCCGAAGATATACTTGAGTTTAGAGATATATTTATTGAGGAACACTGGGCAGAGTTATACGATTACACAGTAACTTTATGTCATAAGCATCACTTACAACTACATTCAATATATGGTAAAGACCCTGCGTTACATACTGCAAAAAAGCAGGAAAATTGGGTAGAAATTCAGAGAGAAAAACATGGCATGGTTTGAGCTTTTTACAAAAAAATTAGAGGATACAGAAGAAAAGCTGAATCCTGCTCAGCCTTATTATGACATTAAGATTGATCCATCAAGAGAGCCTACTTTTAGGTATGAGCGCGCATATGAAGAGCTAGAAGTAGTAAATCGTGGCGTTAATATGATTGTAGATGATGTTGCAGAAATTCGTACTACTGTTGGCGATCAGACTAAAAGCTCTAGCATTGTAAAAAACATTAAGAAATCTAAAGTAGATTTACTTATAAATTTAGAGCCTAACCCATATCAAGATAGTAATACATTTAAACGCAACTGCGTAATAGACTACCTTATAGATGGTAATATTTTTATATATTTTGATGGTGTACATATGTACCACCTTCCTGCCGCTAAAATGACAATTCATGCTAGTGATACTACTTATATTGAAAAGTTTACTTTTAATGAAAAAATAAACTATAATCCTAGCGAAATTATTCATATTAGGGAGAACTCTTTCTACTCTATTTATAGAGGAGTGCCAAGGCTAAGTCCCGCTTTACGAACTATGCAGCTCATGATGAGTATGCGAGCCTTTCAAGATAATTTTTTTAAGAATGGTGCAGTTCCAGGTTTAGTACTTAAAAGCCCTAACACTCTTTCAGAAAAAATTAAAGAGCGCATGTTAGCCTCTTGGCAAGCTCGATATAAGCCAGATGCTGGTGGTAGAAGGCCATTAATTTTAGATGGCGGTATTGAAATTGATGCCATATCTAATGTTAACTTTAAAGAATTAGACTTCCAGTTAGCTACTGCAGATTGTGAGAAAATTATTCTAAAAGCTCTTGGAATTCCACCAATTATGTTGGATTCAGGTAACAATGCAAATATTCGCCCAAACATGCGACTATACTACCTAGAAACTATATTACCTATTGTTAGAAAGATTAACTTTTCTATGGAAAGATTTTTCGGGTTTAAATTAGATGAAGATGTTACTAATATTCCAGCACTTCAACCAGAGTTACGTGATCAGGCCCAATATTACTCATCCCTAGTGAATACTGGTATTATATCAGCTAACGAAGCTAGAACTACCTTAGGCTTTTCCCCCGTATCAGGGCATGATGACCTACGAATTCCAGCAAATATATCAGGCAGTGCTGCAAACCCCAGTCTAGGCGGAAGACCCGCCCAAGGAGATCAAAATGTCTAATGTACGACAACGACAAAAAGCTTTAAGAGATTTAGCAATTTATTTTGCTGAAAAAGGTAAAGTACTTACCCAACAAGAATATATAGATTCTAAAGATAAGCCTCTTCCATTTTCTGGAATCCGTAATGTTTTTAGGAGTTATTCAAAAATGGTAGCTATGCTAGCTAGAGCTCAACCAGAGCTATTAGAAATGACTAAGCCTGTTAAGGTTAAACCTACTGTTGTAGCGCCTGTTGCCCCAGTGCTAACTCCAGTGCTTGAAGTAGTAATACCCAAAGTAGTGGCAAAGCCTGCGAGAGCAGAAAAAATGGATAAGTAAGATGGAAAAAATATTTAATCTTACCTCTACCTTTAAAACTATCACTTCTGATGATGGAAGTGTTATGATTCGTGGTATGGCGAGTACTGCTGATTTCGATCGAGCAGGAGATTCCATTTCAGCTGAAGCATGGAATAAAGGTGGTATAGAAAATTTCAAGCGTAATCCTATTATTCTTTTTAATCATGATTATGATAAACCAATTGGACGAGCTACAGGTATTAGAGTAACTCCCCAAGGCTTAGAACTTGAAGCAAAAATTAGCAAATCTGCTCCGGCAGGTCTTTGTGAGTTAGTTAAAGATGGTGTCCTTGGAGCCTTTTCTGTTGGTTTCCGAGTCAAGGATGCTGAATATATTAAGGAAACTGATGGACTTATGATTAAGGATGCTGAATTATTTGAGGTATCGGTTGTTTCCGTTCCTTGCAATCAGTCAGCTACTTTTTCTTTAGCGAAATCTTTTAACTCAATGTCTGAGTATGAAGAGTTCAAAAAAACTTTTACAAATCGTGTAGATCTAGCCGGTCAGTCTCTGGCTAAGGACGATGTTAAAGCATCCAGCGTAGCTAGTGACACACCGAACAAGGCGGGAAAAATTCCCGCAAAACAGGAGATCAAAATGTCTGAACAGACTACCATCGACTTGGAAGCTTTTGCGAAAAAAGTAGCAGAAGAAACTGCTGCTAAAATTGCACTGAAGAATGCCGAGTTAAAAGCTGCTGATAAAGCAGAAGTTGAAAAACAAACCGCAGCTATTGCTGCAAAAACTGCTCAGGATGAGCAAACCAAGGAAGCTATTCGCGTAGGCGTTGAGTCTGGCACTGAACTGCTTGTTGCAGATATTACTGCTAAACTTTCTGAAAAGGACGCTAAATTTGACCAAGTTATTGCCCAGTTCAAAAAAGAACTTGAAGAAAAAAGCGAAGAAATGACCAAAATGCGTGACTCAAAGCGCGTATTCTCTGATCGTTCTAGCGATGGCAAAGACCTGAGCAAATGGGGCAAAGACTTCATGCACGCACACCTGCTGGGTGTTATGACTGGTAAAGGTTTCAATACTACTTTCGCACAGAATCTGATGCAGAAAGCCGGTATTGATTATACTACTTCTGCTGGTGATATTGACCAGGAAGTATCACGTCTGATTGAGAAAGAAGTAACTCTGAATCTGCGAACTGCTGGCTTATTCCGTGAAATTCCAGTAATGGGCGCGGCTACTGTTCTTCCAATCCAGCCTGATGTTGAATCTGCTACCTTCCAAACTGGTGCTGCGGCTTCTGGTAACTTGGAAAATCGTGGTGCCTCTGACAATACCTTTAAAGTTAACCAGGTTATTCTTAATGCGTATCGTCTGATTTCACAGACCTTTATGGATAATGACGTAGATGAGCAGGTACTGATTAATCTGATGCCTATGTTAGTAGAATCTGTTGCTCGAGCTCACGCACGCGCTGTTGATAATGCTATCATTAACGGTTCTGGTTCTATCACTGGTCTTAATGACTATGCTACCGCTAATTCTGCTACACTTGGTATTGGTGCTGGCGCAGCTCTTACTGCTGCTGCTCTGTTGGGCTGTCGTAAAGATATGGGTAAATACGGTATTAATCCTACCGATGTAGCCTATATTGTTTCTCAGGCTCGTTACTACGAGTTGATTGAAGATACAGGTTTTGCAGACATCACTGATGTAGGCTCTGATATTGCTACTAAAATTACTGGTGCAATTGGTGCAGTTTACGGTTCGCCTGTAATTGTATCTGATAGCTTTGTAGCTGAAGCTGATACCGCCGCTGTAGCTATCGCAGTTAATCTGCGTAACTATGTAATTCCACGTCTGCGTGGTGTTACTGTTGAAACCGATTACGAAGTTGGTAATCAGCGTCGTGTTATCGTTGCTACCCAGTCTCTGGGCTTCGAGGAACTCGTTGCTGATACCGCAGGTAATCGTTCCGCAGTTAAAATCGTACTGGTACCTTAAGTACAGAAACTTGGGGGAGGAAACTCCCCTAAGTTTTTACTAATTAATTTATGGCTAATTTAATAACTCTTGAAGAATATAAAGAATCCGAAGGTATCCAATCTTCTAAGGAGGAC